CTTGTGGCTATGCTCTACGCAGGGGAAATCCCTACGTGGGATACCTCGAAGGTTCGCCCTGCTGGCGCTAAGCTCAAGACCTTTGGTGGCCGTGCATCTGGACCCGCTCCGTTGGAAGACCTCTTCCGCTTCACTGTGGCCCTCTTCAAGGAAGCACAGGGGCGTAAGCTGTCGTCTATCGAATGTCACGACCTGATGTGTAAGATCGGTGAGGTTGTTGTCGTAGGGGGTGTCCGACGCTCTGCTATGATTTCTCTGTCGAACCTCTCGGACGACCGTATGCGTCACGCTAAGAGTGGCCAGTGGTGGGAGAAGAACTCTCAACGAGCACTAGCCAATAACTCTGTGTCGTATACTGAGAAGCCCGACATGGAAACCTTCATGCGTGAGTGGCTGTCGTTGGTCGAATCCAAGTCTGGCGAGCGTGGTATCTTCTCTCGTCAGGCATCCAAGAAGCAGGCTGCAAAGAATGGACGACGAAATGATTCTTGGGACTTTGGAACTAACCCATGCTCTGAGATCATCCTTAGACCCTACCAGTTTTGCAACCTTACAGAAGTGGTGGTACGAGCGACAGACACACTCAAAGACCTCGAACGGAAAGTCCGTCTTGCCACTATTTTGGGTACTATCCAAAGCACGTACACACACTTTCCATATCTGCGGAAAATCTGGCAGCGCAATACTGAGGAAGAAAGACTGCTAGGCGTGTCGTTGACTGGCATCATGGACCACAAAATGCTGTCTGGTGGTGCTGATCTTGCAAACATCTTGGAGCACCTCAAGAATGTCGCTGTTACTACTAACGCTGAGTGGGCTGAGCGTCTATCTATTCCTGTGTCTGCTGCTATTACTTGCGTCAAGCCGAGTGGAACAGTTTCGCAACTTGTGGATAGTGCTTCTGGCATCCACGCTCGCCACAGTGCTTATTACATTCGTACTGTTAGGGGCGATAACAAAGACCCTCTGACCCAGTTTATGAAGGATCAGGGTATCCCTAACGAGCCTGACGTGATGAAGCCGGATAGCACCACTGTCTTTAGCTTCCCACAGAAGTCTCCCGAAGGGGCTATCACTCGTAACGACATGACTGCCTTGGAACAGCTTGAGTTGTGGTTGGTCTATCAGCGTCACTGGTGTGAGCATAAGCCTTCCGTCACGGTTACTGTTCGTGACAAGGAATGGATGGAGGTTGGTGCTTGGGTGTACAAACACTTCGATGAAGTCTCTGGTGTATCATTTTTGCCACACTCGGACCACACCTACCAGCAGGCTCCCTACCAAGACTGTAGTGAACGTGAGTACCTTGACGCTCTTGCCCTGATGCCTGAACGTATTGACTGGACTAAGCTCAGTGACTACGAGAAGGAAGACATGACCAAGAGTGCCCAGACGTTTGCTTGTAGTTCTGGTGTCTGTGAGATCGTAGACCTTACCTAAGCTAGTGTTAACACATCCTGAGCATGATGTTAAGAAAACTGCTCTTTATTAACACGAGGAGAACTAAGATGCCTGCTCTCTACCCTTTCATTGACTACGTTATGCTGGCGATGCTAGCCTTTGTCGTGTACAAAATCATCAAGTTGGATTAAGCCTATGTTAGAGAAGCCACGGGGTAAGCGGACGACCAAGTATAAGGGTGCACCAGAGGAAGCTACCGCAAGGACAGCTTCGCTTGTGCCTCTTAACGACAATCAGAAGCTCTACATTGATGCCCTTAAGACGAACCGACAGATAATCGTTCTCGGCCCTAGCGGTACGGGTAAGACCTACATCGCAGCTACCTACGCAGCAAACCTCTACGTGATGCGTAAGATCGACAAGATCATTATCACTAGACCTGCTGTATCTGTCGGTAAGTCCTTGGGTGCCCTTCCGGGTGACATTGGGGAGAAGTTTGGCCCGTGGCTCTCACCTGTTCTGTCGGTCCTAGAGGAGCAGTTGGGTAAGGGTGTCGTTGAGACTGGGATCAAGAACGGTAACATTCAGATGGCCCCATTGGAGTACATGCGAGGATCATCCTTCAAGGATGCGTTTGTCCTAGCAGATGAATGTCAGAACCTAGATATCGCTCAGTTCAAGATGTTAGTGACCCGCATAGGGGATAACTGCACCTTGGTTATGAATGGGGATATCCGACAGAGCGACATCAAGGAACAGTCAGGGTTGTCTAAGGCGATACACTTGGCTAAGAAGTACAGCATTGAAGCCTGTGTCGTTGAATTTGGTATTGACGACGTGGTACGTTCAGACCTATGTAAGCAGTGGCTCGAAGCTTTCTACAAGGAGAATCTCTAATGGCTAAATGGGAAGTTGACTATACGATGAACGACAAAGGAATCGTTATCAACGATATGGTAGAGAAACCTGCTCACTACAACGTAGGCAACATCGAATGTATCGTATATCTTAAAGACAATCTCCCATGGGAAGCCTTCACGGGATATCTTGAGGGTAACGCTAAGAAGTACATGCACCGTTGGCGTCACAAGGGTAAGCCTGTCGAAGACCTCAAGAAGGCCGTGTGGTACCTAGAGCGTCTGATCCAAGAACTTGATGGAAAGTAAAACAAAAGGGGGCGCAAGCCCCCTTAAGTCATTCTTGAGTATGGTGTAGATCACTTGCCGTAGGGCTTAGCCTTCTTAGCGGCAGGTTTAGCCTTCACCATAGCCATGGGAGCTTTGGCACCGACACCAGCTTTACCAGCGGCTTTAGCTTTAGCTTTCATCTTCATCATCATAGTTTACTTACCTTTCTTCTTCTTAGCGACACCAGCCTCACTGAGGGCAATGGCAATTGCTTGTTTCTTGGATTTAACGACAGGAGCTTTCTTCGAACCTTTAGGGTTCACACCACCATGGAGAGTCCCTGCCTTGTACTCACCCATTACTTTAGCAATCTTGGCGGACTGCTTTTTGGTTTCCTTTGCCATCACTTTCTTCCTTGTAAGTTGACTGGTATTCTGTGTCGTTAGAGGCACTACGATTTCCTTCCCGCTTTAGCATTGCGTTTGAAGGAGCGGTTCTTAGAAGGAGATTGCACCTTGAGGTTAGCCATCTTGTTGTCGTTAGTGCGATTGTTAGAGTGCGCTACGTCTTTACCGTCACCCTTCGACACCTTACCAGCCTTCTCCATCTTCCTACGTGCAGCATTATTCTCCGCACGTTTCTTCTTAGCCTTCTCGGAGGAGTGGTAGTTCTCGTACTCAGATTTGTAATCCCTAGACATTACCACTTCACCTTGTCTGCCCAGTAGGCTGCACTCATCTTGCCCTTAGCGATATTCTTAGCGTGACGAGCCTTGAAGGATTTCTGTCGTGCAGTAGGCTCTTTGTCCCCTGAGACACCCTGTTGACCAAAGCGAATAGTCTTGATCTGGTCACCTTCTTTGGCAACGACAACATGAGACTTGGTGGGGTGGCTAGGTGTACGCTTAGGTTTGTTGAATCCCGAGACACCAGCACGTTCAAGACGAGGGTCTTTAGCCATAGTGATTACTTCTTCCTTGCAGTCTTAGCGGATTCTTTGAACGCCTTAGCCGTAGGGGCACCTTTAGTACCCGGCTTACGCATCTTCTCCCCGGAACCCTCAGCGATACGCTTACGTTTAGCGTGAATGTTAGCGTAGAGACCCTTAGCCATTTCTCTTTTTCCTTCTAAACAGATTAGTGATCCAACGTGCAATCTCGTTAGGGCTTGGTAGGAGCCAACCGAGGATCAATAGCAAGATAACCCACGGGGGTACTTCGTTGACTGTAACCTTGTCGATAGTCTCTGTCGCTACCTTCGAGGAGATAGTCTTAATCTCTGCGTTGTCGCCAGCTTTAACCTCAGTCCGGGTTGTCTGGCTTACCACTGCCTGATTGTTCTCCTTGCCCGCCTGTACGTTGGCTGCTACGTTGGGTCCGCCCCCGGTCAGAAGAGACAGTGGACCCTTCCCACACCCCGTTACCAGACTTGCCGAACCAATCCATACCGAAAGCAAGAGCAGCAAACGTAAATACTGGCCACACAAGGATTTCAATCGTGCTAGCATCTTTAGTCTCCACAACGTACATGAGCCAGATAAGTAGAACGACAGCCAACTCCCTCTTGTACGTCTTAAGATTCATGGCTACGACAAGAACAGATTACGTTCTTCTTCCCTGCGTTTGGTAAGACCATTGAGAATCTTACCCTTTTGCTTGTTCCAACGGAGGAACTGATTGGCTGCACCCTCGTAGTCCTTAGAGTTAAGCAGACGCAGGAGAGTACTTGTCCCGAAGGCTCCCTCCCCTACGTTGAAGACAAACGACACAAGGGCATCGAACTGGTTCTGCGTGAGGGGAACGACAACAAGATTATTGACAGCTTTCTCAGCCCACGTAATATCCTTACGGAGAAGTGCATCAGCCTGAGCCTCGGTGATCTTCTGGCCCTGTTTAGTGGTATGCGTATGGCCATACCCGATGGTCCAGACATCATTAGGTGTGGGCAAATAGGCTTCCAAACGGAGACCCTCATGCTTTTTGATTAGGGAAATGTTCTTGATCTTCATTTCTTTGTCGTCTCCGCTACGTGAGAACCAATTAAGTGCCCAAGCCACCACGCACCACCCATGCTACGATTGACGCGATGAAACCACCACCGACAATCCAAAGAATCTTCGACAGGCTGTTGTTGATATTGCATACATTCCTGTCGATCTGGTCCACTTTCTGCTCAAGGAGAGCCAAACGTTTATCCATATCTGCTATCTCCTTTTGGATGGCTTCTCCGTCCATTCCATTCCCCTATGAGCTTACTGGTTGACATTGCCGATACGTTTAGCCGTACCATCTTTGCGAATGATGTAGAGCGTTCCGTCAACGACAACAGAATCACCCGGTTCAAGTTCACCAGCTTCCTGAGCCGCAAGGAATTCAGCATCAGATGCGTAGGTCTTATCAGGGGAGGACGACAACTCTTGGATAGCAGCCTGAACCTCTGCGTTTACAACAGGTGCCTGCCCTTGGGTTTGTGTCGTTCCAGCTTCTGTGGTAGGCGTAGGCATTTCCTCGGGCAGAGCAGCTACAACTTCCGTTGCACTAGGGGTAGCCCCACCAGTCGAAACACTTCCACCACCAGCGCCACCAGATGCAGTCTCAACGGCTACAGTGCCCATCGAACCTGCTGTACCTGCGAGTTGCTCAGGGGTAGGAAGAGCCTCACCAGAAGCAGCCTGCTCTGTCGTTACAGCCGGGGTAGCTGGCGCAGGGGTTGCACCGGGGAAGTTACCAGAACGTGCAGCACCTTGGAAGACACGGGAAAGGGTTTCACCACGGGTAACGATACCGTCACCGTTAGTGTCCAAACCTCTGTTAGCCGTGTATTCGTCGCTACCAGCCTTGTACATAACGAAGGTATCGTCTTTGCCAACGGCAGCAGGCCAGTGAACAGCCATGTAAACGTCACCATCGTTCTTCATACGACCACGGAAGGGTTCGAGATAACGACGAACATAGGCCATTTGCTGAGAACGAGTCATACCAGCAAGTTCTTTTGTCGTTGTACCAAGACCGTTAGCGGTGCTCTCAAGGAACTGGATCAGACCCGTAGCGGTAGAGTTAGGATTCTTAACCGAGGGAGAGAACGTACCACCAGTTTCGAAACCAATGACACGCAGCAAGGAGTCAGGAGAGATCGACAAATAGGCGGATGTGTCGTTAACTTCCCTAACGAAGTCGGTATCCTGCTGTACTTCCGTAGGCAGCGTAACAGAACCAAGAACCATAGGCTCTGGGGTAGCGACAGCAGCTTCCTCAGCAGGCAACGTAGAGCCAAGCTTAGTGAGCGTATCCCTAAGAATACCGATGGACTCCCTACGCTGGTAGAGGGTCTTAAGATCACCGGGGCTATAGGACATACCGGGAGGCAGAGGCACAGTCGTGTTGTTAGCGAGGTTCGTCAGGTCACCACCGAAGTTACGGCTAACCCAGCCGATAAACCCTAG